AAGATTTAAAGCTTATTCGGGGCAAAATGTCCAATATTTTTTTTTATTATGCTATTGACATATATTATATTATGACCTAAAAGGTCAATATGATCTATAAGATCAGAACATTAATAGAGGAAAATAACAATGATCGAACAAATAAAACAAGTTCAAAAGCAGATCAACGACATTTATTGGATGTTTGATAATACAAGCTATTCAACTGATGACGTTGAAAGGCTAAACCACTTAGAAAGTAAATTAATCAAACTTAATGAGCAATTGAAAGGGGGTTGCAATGAGTAATACCATAAAAGATACAACTTACGACCGATTGACAAGGATGTGCAAAAATATTGCCTATGAAATATCTGGTGGTGAGGAAATAGATAAAGAAAGTTATGAAGCCTACAATCAATTAGATGAAAACGATCAAAAAGATTGGCAGCTCTCTGGCTATGATTATTTAGAACATGTTTATGACATTAAATACCTTGTTGGCGGTGATGGTTCCTATTATGGAGCTGAATTGCTGGTTGCTGGTGGTGGCCCAAATATTTATGTCGATACCCGTTCAATGGAGGTTCAGGGATATTGGGGCAGTGATCGAGTAAATATAGCATTTAGAGATGAAATTGGCCTTGATGACGCACTTGAAGAGCTTTGGGAGTGTTCAAAGTGATTGAACTATTAACAACAATAAACCTGGACCCAGGTCCCCAATTCCTATTGGGGGCCATGATCTTTATTTTTGCCTACATAATTATTTTAGGCACCAAGGAACTAATCATTGAATTAATAAAACTTATAAAGGGGGTTAACAATGAATAATATAATAGAAACTAGCATTGATTTTGGTGGATTTTACGGTTCTATACATGGTGATAATATTGACCATTTAATAGAAATGTACGATGACGATGAAAGTGACAATATTTTTTATTGGGAAAATATAGATTATCAAAAAACATACAAAAATTACATTGAAGAATATTGTAATTATTTTTCTGATTTTATTAATGAAGAATATGAGATTTTAATTGAATTTAAAGATATTAAATTATGGAGTCCACAGTTCTATAATTTTTCAACGGATGTCATTGATGTATCTTTGTGTAAATTACAAGCTCATAATCTTAATAAAATATTATTAAAAGATACTGATTTTCATAAATATTTAAAAAAGGCTACACAAAGTTATCCTGGATATATTAGTCATTACAATTATCAAGAAGCAATCAATGACAAAAACGATATTTTAATACGA